TCTTATTGCTGGAGGGATATCTTCTTGTTTAATCGCTTATAAGACAACATCATGGATTTGGAATAAATTGAACCCATCAGTAAAGGGTGACTCTCAATCTGATTTAGATATTGGTTGTAAACCCAAACCTAAAGAAAAGGAGAGAGATAATGTGTGGTGGAATGCAGAGATGGAATTAGATGAATTTAATCTCACACCTCAAATAACTTCTTCAAAATCTCTTTCGCGTGAGCAGATCATTGCAAAGATTGGTAAGAATTGTTATATAATGCAGGTTGCCAACAAAAGGTTAAACTATAGGAAGACTTTTAGAATCATTTGCCTGAAAGGTAACCTATTTATTATGAATGATCATAGTCATAGAAGTTTCACTCTGGAAGATGAAGTCCATATAATGAGTGCCCATAATAATGGTGTTACTAGAAATATACAGGTCAAGTTGACTGAAAGTAGTACTTTCCGTAATAAAGCGAAAGATATTTGTTTTATACAGATTTTAAATATGAATCCTGGTGCCGATATAACTGGTTTTATTTCGACAAATAGTAGTATAGTCAAACAGAATGGATTTTACATCCATCGCATGGAGGATGGTTCATTAGAGACTACTCTAGTTAAAAATAGTGAAAATGTCACATATAAAGGTGATGATTTTACTGCATGGTCGTATAAAATCATAGTTGAAAAGCCGACTGTCAATGGTCATTGTGGATCTCCCCTAATATTGAGTACTCCTATGGGTTATGTACTAGCGGGATTCCATGTTGGTGGAGATGGAAATATTGCAGCAGCAATTGTTCTAACGAAACTAGATATAGATATCGAGAAGAAGTTTTTACCCATAGTTCAACAAGGCGAACCATTATTATCCGCGCCTTCTCAAAATAGAATTTTAGGCCCACTACATGAGAAAAGTGTTGTCAGATTTATAGAAGACGGTGTTGCTGAATGTTATGGCTCTTTTACTGGATTTCGTAGGGAACCAAAAAGTACTGTAGAAAGAACACCAATATTTAATGATATGGTAGAATTGGGATATTCGTGTACTTATACAAAACCAATGATGCGAGGTTGGCAACCTTTTAGAATTGCCGCCTTGGATATGGTGAATCCAGTTTTCGATTTCGATCCTGATATCTTGGAAGAATGTTCGAAAAACTTCTTGGATTCTATTCTTGGTAAATTGTCTGCGAAGGATTTGTCAGAATTGCATGTTTATGATCTTCATACTGCTGTTAATGGAGCTCCTGGTGTGGCCTATGTTGATAGATTGAAATCCAAGACATCTGCTGGAAATCCATGGAAGTGCAAGAAGACGAAATTTCTTATACCAATTTCCGATACTGATGATTTTGAAATAACGGTTGAGATTTCCGACCGAGTGGCACACATTATTGGTGTGTATAGACAGGGAACTAGGTACCACCCAGTATTTTGTGCCAATTTAAAGGATGAAGCTGTTTCAGAATTGAAAGCTAAAATTGGTAAGACACGAGTGTTTTCTGGTGCTCCTATGGATTGGTCAATAGTGGTAAGAATGTTTTATTTAGCCATCATTCGTTTGATACAAAATAATAAATTTATCTTCGAAGCTGGAGTTGGAACAGTTGCTCAGTCTAGAGAATGGACTTGTATCTTGGATTATTTGATGCGAAGCGATTCTAGAGTCACACCTTACGAAAAAGAATTTTTGATTAAACGTTTTATAGCTGGTGATTATAAAGCTTTCGATAAAAGAATGAGTCCATTGTTCATTCTTCGCGCGTTTTGGATCCTTATTGAAATCTGTATTAGTTCAGGAAATTACTCACAATTAGATGTTTGTGTTTTATGGGGCATTGCATACGATATAGCCTTCCCTTTAATGGATTTCAATGGAGATTTGATGCAATTTTTTGGATCTAATCCATCCGGACACCCTTTGACGGTGATCATTAATAGTATTGTTAATTCATTGTATGTTAGATATGCCTATTATACACTACACCCTAAAAGAACTTTAAGTGATTTCGGTGATAATGTTAGATTGATAACTTATGGTGATGATAATGTCATGACTTCTACTGTCAATTGGTTTAATCACACTGCGATGAGCGAATCTTTAGCTAAGATTGGAGTAACTTATACAATGGCTGATAAAGAAGCTGTTAGTCGCCCATTTATCCATTTAAATGAAGTGTCTTTCCTCAAGAGATC